GCTTCTATTGAGCGAAAAGGCGAACCTGCTCCACAACCCCATGCTGTTATTTGTACTTCAAATGTGTATGACATGGGAGCAGTGAGCACACAGTGTGACCCACGACCTATATTAGCGCGTCTGCACATGCATGTTGAGATGGATGTTAAGGATGATTGGAAAGACGAGCAAGGATTATGGGATGCTAAGAGGTTCTATAGCCAGTACACAAATAATGTGCTACCAGATTCATGGAAGTTCACAGTCAGGCAGATGGTGCCTGAGGATTCACCAGTGTATTGCAAAGAACAACTATCGGATGTCCCGTTGGAAATTGGTGGTGTCAACTATGCTATGGTTGTCATCGATGATGCTGAGTTTGGACTGCTGAGAGATGTTGGTATCGACACGTTCTTGAGTGTTGTTCGCAGAGAGGCGATTAATAATAATAATATACAAAATATTGCCGAGAGGATAACAAAGAGTGAACAGTTTAGTGACCATTTCTGTGGTGTTTGTAAGAATCGACATCAAACGTGTACTTGTGAGAAGAATGCTGTTTGTGAAGAAACTGTGAACGTTGCTGAAGAAGAGGTTGCATGCGATGTCGTATCACACAAATCAATCGATGCACCATGTGCAAGAGATCTTTTGCCACCTGAGCCTAGGAATGATACTCGTGAACCAAGGCATATCGTTTCACCTAGGGTAGTGAGTGTTGACCCTGCTAATATAGAGAATTCTGTGCTGGGTGAATCCATTGCACACATGCGTGAGAAGATGTTGGTTTATGAGACTGATAAGTTAGTAGGCAAGACGAAAAGTGTGGGGTGGCATTTCGGTAATGTTATTGGACTCAACATAGACACGAAGTTGTTGGTCAATAGGGTGCACATATTACTTGATGTGATGTTAAAGTCACTGGCTAAGAGCCGTGTGCTGCATTACGCCACATGGATGATGGGCGAGCTGACTGACGAGGCCCTAGGTGCGATAGTCGAAGCAACGCACCAACGAGAAATTGACGAACACAAGTACACAGTGGTGATACGTAATTTTCTGCGACGACTTGGTGTTAGCTCTTGTGCGTTGATATCTCCTATATGTGCTGCTCCGTGTACTTTGGCTGAGGCTTCACATGAAGAGATTGCACAATGGGTAAGAGATAAGATTACTGAGTGTGAGAAGTCTATGCATCCTGGTGTTGATACAAGCAAAACAGGCGAACCTGTGGACTTGCGTGAGAACGTTAACAAGCGGTATTGTGTTGGTCCAAACAACAACATTCATTCAATGCTTGCTATGCTTGTTGGAGTGTCTGGTGTTGCGTTAACAGGTAATATGCTATCCGCTGGTTCCATT